GAGGCGAGTATCGTAGAACAAAAGTTCAGTACGATAATGACAAGCTTGGATTAAAAGCAAATATATCTGATAGTCCAGCAACTCACTGTTATGTTTGGCCTATTTGGAATCTAGAGACTAAATCTGTTCAAATATTTGAAGTAAGTCAGCCTAGTATCTTCAAGCAGATCAAGAAAGAGACTGGATTAAAGAAGTACCGTAAAGGTATTGGTTTAGATTCAGACTTCAGTTGCACTTTACATAAAGTAAAAGAAGGCTTCACTAAATATACATTTAACATCATAGATAGAGATGATAATGTAGATGTCGATGTTATAGAAAAGGAGTGGGATACAGTCGTTGACAATGGATTTGATATTAATTTACTTGTAGGAGGACTTGATCCATTCAATCCTGAATAGATCCCTTATATATAATATATATGGGTCTATTGCATGGGTCTTTGAAAACGGTCTTCCTATGAGTAATCAACTGCCCGTTCTTAATGAGAAACCTGATGAGATTAAGGGTTGCTTAGAACTCAAAGAGAACAGAAATGGGTTGTGATCGTGCAGTAGAGCGTCTCGTATGATTTGACAGGCTCTATGAAGTTGATTCCAATAGGCCCATATATATTTTTCATTCATTAATTATGGAATTTACAGGAACAGTTACATCAGTAAACCCCCCACCAATCAAAAAACTCCATTCATTTTTATTATCTGAACCTGGAACGCAAAGTAGAAAGGTTAAGTACTGGGGTTTTACTAAAGAGGATGCTTATGCAACTGCTAAAAAATCACACCCAGAAAAAAACATTCTTTGGCTTAAAGAGCTTATATGACAGCAATCAATCCACTTCCACCTTTGAAAGACCTAGAAGAGCATTTTAGGTACAACCCTTATACAGGTGAATTAAAGAATTGGTACTCAGGAAATATTGCAAAAAGATTAGATAGTAGAGGAAAATATATACAAGTTGATTTTCAAAACAAGGTTTGGCAAGCCCATAGAATATGTTATTTTCTTGGAACGCAAAAGAACCCTGGAATTTCCCAGATAGACCATAAAGACAGGGATTATGCAAATAATAGATTAGAGAATTTACGTTTATTAAATAACAGAACGCAACAGCATAATATAGACATTAAGAGTAATAATAAATCTGGACGCACAGGAGTTTTCTGGGACAAAAAGGGAGAGAAATGGAGAGCTTACATAGGTAATCCAGCTATAAAAGGCAAGAAGATATGGTTATACAGTGGTAAATCTTACGATGAAGCAGTAAAAGCAAGAGAAGATGCTGAAAAGAAATATTATCCAGAGATGTACCAGTGACAAAAAACGCCATTCATAGTATTTTAATTATGGGAGAGAGTACCTAATGAAGCCAGTAGTTGAAGAGCGTCAGGATCTACTGGCTTCTCTTAGGTCTAGTTCATTGGAACGTGATGATTCGCAAGCAATGCGGACATATAAAGATACAGAAGGGAATATTTACTATTCAGTGACTACGATATTGAGCAATACAGTTCCCGAAACCAAAAGGAGATCACTAGAGAATTGGAAGTCCCGTCCAGGGAGTGCTGACGAACTAGAGATTGCATGTAACCGAGGAACAATTAGCCATGAGCATTGTGAGTATGTACTTAAAGTTGGGTCGAAGATCAATAGGAACATCTGCAATGCTAGAGGTTGCTGGAAGTTCTATGAAGATGGCTTGGCTAGAGGCCCAAAAGCAATTACGAAAAAGTCCATTCAAACGGCAAAGGAAAGAGCAAGTAAAGTCCATTGGACAGCTAGAAGATATGCGTCAAATCTGGCCGATTGGATAGAGGAGAACGTAGCAGCCATTCATGCATCAGAATTTTCCATTCATAATGATGTCGGATATGCTGGTCAATCTGATGCGTTAATTGACTATAAGAAATCAGGTAATTTATGTATATTAGATTTTAAAACAAGTGGATCAAGTAAGCCAAAACCTGATGCATGGTTAGATGATTATAGATTACAATTATCAGCTTATGCTTGGGGATTGGAACGTATGACGGGAATTAAAGTTGGGAGTGCAATAATTGTGATTGCAAGAGAAAACGGCCTACAGGAGGTACCAATGAATACATTGGAATTAGCTGGAGGCCGAATATTATTTGAAGAAAGATTAGAACAGTTTAAGGAACAATTAGGTCTTCAATAAACTTATCTTCTATAGGATTTGGATCGTTTAATTGTTCTTTAATTTGAAAATAGATCTTGTATAAAGGATCTTGTTTAAGATGAGGATCTTTTTCAGCTTCATCAATAATCCATTGATAACTGTCAAGGATGTCATGCCACTGTTGTTTTTGTAGTTTAATCTTCATTTAGTTTCTACAAGCCATTTTTCTTTATCGATCATATTTTTACAATGTAAACAACCTAAAGCTGACCATGAAAAATGGTAAATAATCGACTGGTTCATGCAGATGGGGCAAAGGATACGTTTACCCCATTTTCCAGTTCTTGTGTAGCGATTAATCGGTTTAAATTTCATAATCCATCATGCCATTTAGTACCGAACGCAGCCATCATGTCTTGATCTGATGGTTCGGGATCAAGGATACTTTCTAAATCATCACAAATCTCTTCTAAGAGTTCGATATGTCCAGTGCATAAGAAAGAATCGCTTACAATATGCTCCTGATCCACAATAGCTTTTAGCTGAGTATGGATATTTGTTAGTTGTTGGTACGTCATGAATCGACCTCCAAGTAAAGAGTAATAGTTTTAGTACGATTAAAATTATTTCTAGGATTGAAATAATTTTCATCTTTAACGACTAGATCATCACAAGGACAAAGTTCTAACCATTCTTCTATAGCTTGATTAATGTCCATAAGATTTCTCCAGATTAAAAAGTTTAATGGCCTTTTGTTCTAAGAGATCAAAAGGCATATCTGGATATTGTCGAGTTAATTCCTCGACAATATCTTCAAAAATTCGTAAGTTAGCTGCTTCAGTAAAATCGTTACTCATAGTCTTCACCTTCATCATATTTAAGAGCTTTATCAGAAAAACTTTGAAGTTCTTCAATAACTTCTTCTGGAGAAAAATTTCTATTAAGAGCTTTAACTCCAAAAGCAATTCCATAAACTTTTTTAATGAAATTTATAACATTTTCAAAAGCTTCAAGATCCTTAAAGTAAGGATGATTTTCGTCAATGTTACCTAAAGCCAAATCTCTTTCTATGTCATTTCTAGTAGAGTAATCTTCATAGAAAGTAAAGAACTGCTTGATTGATTGGTGGATCGTAGAATAGTTAGACATCAATAGTATCTCCATTATCTAAAGGCATTTCATCAATTAAGATTTCTGATCTAGCTAAGATTTTAGATTTAAGTAAATTAAATTGACTCTCATCTAAATTATGATATTTACCAAAAATATCAAAATGAAATTCTTCTAGGGCTGCATAGATAAGTCTATGCTCGTCTTGAGATAAGTTCATAAAATCCTCAATAGTACAGTGTTGCCATTTGGCATGAATTTGAATAGTCATTGGATCGGATCTCCATTTTCAGTGCATTTTTTAACTTCTGGATCTATCTCCCAGTCTCCATTTGGAAAATCTACGGGATCGAAAATCACACCTTCAGAGTTTTTGGCAATGTTATAAGCTTCTTCTTCATTATTAGCCTCAACAATAGCTTTAAATGATTCGATAGAAGTAGCTTTAACTTTAAAAAAAGGCATAATTAAATCATTTCCAAAGTTTTAATAATTTCCTTTTTGATGTAAGGAATTTGATCTTCTTTTTTTTCTGGTAAGAAGATAGTAATTTGACGATCTGCTAGATGACATAAAGAATCTAGGATCTCTTCTAAAACAGCTTGAGTATCCATAATTAATAAGCAATGTAAGGACAATAATTTCTTGGGTCGTCAAAATCTTGTGGATCTTGTTGATCTAAGACTGTAACTTTGCATCCACTAATTCCATTTCTATTGAGAATTTGGATTAGTGAATCTTTTGAATAAGCTTTAGGATGTTCGATCCTAATTAGGAAATCAGTTGACATTTGAAAAGAGGGATAGGACATGATTCTTATGAGAAATTCTCAAGCTTTTTTAAGCTTGCAAACGATGGAAGCTACCTTGTCAATAGCTTCCAGAACTTCTACAGGATTATTGCTATGAGTATTTTTTAACTCATTAAGAGTTTTATTAGAATACTCAATAGCATTTAATTTAAACTCTTCAATTTTTTCCCTAGTAATAAACGCTTCAGGTTTATTACGTTCTAATTGAGATTTTCTAATCCATCTATAACCCGTAGCTGGAGAGACTCCAAATGTTTCTTTAAAAGATTCTACGATCGTAGAATCTTCGCATCCTTCTTCATACGCTTCAGAAATAATTGCTTTTATTTCTTCTACATTTGGATCGTATAAATTTGCCATTATTTAACTAACTCCAATCCATATAATTTCATAGAGTTATAAGGCAAGATTGGATATAAATTAGTCTTTTCCATTGGGGCGTAAAATTTCAAGCAAGGTTTATTATTAGCCCACGTATTAAAAGCTTTAATAAAAGCATTTAGTATATATCTTTGTTGGTTCTGTCCTCTTTTTTTGTATGCAGTAGTAGAAAGTTGATTTCTAAAACTTAAACATACGTTATCTGAAGGCAAGTTTGCCCCGATATATATATTATCTAGAAACTCATCTAACTTATGGATAGGCCATCCCCTTTGGTTTGCTAAAACATAAAAAGCTACAGTAGGACTATTAGCCGAAATAGTAGTTTTTCCACCTTTAGTCCTAACAGTTTTAGCAGCTAAATCATATATATCTTTGTTTTCTAAATATAGATCAGCAATTAATTGATTACTAGGTCTATCGGTACTATTCCAGTTATTATTTGGTTTATTATCGTAATACCAAATAATTTTAACTGATGCTGCAATTAATTTACCTTGACTGGAATTACCGTTAATAATATCTAAAGTATCTCCGGCTGTTCTACCAGCCCCAATATCTACGCATTGGAAAGCTTTAGGATTAATATTCCTAGCTACTAATATATCTATAGGCTTGTTAGCCTCAATGCAAGCATGAAGTCTATGTTGGCCATCTAGAAGATTACCTTCTGGATCGAAACTAATACCTTGATTAGTAACTATCCATTCGTCAGCTTTAATAGCTTTAATTAATCTTCTTAATTGAGCTTTTTTAATTGGCCTATTTTTGAAATTCTTATGCGTAAGAATTTCTAATGCCATTTCAGGCGTTATTCTTTCCTTTTGGAAAGTTTCTTGAGGATGATTTAGCATAAGCTAAGTAAAATTAGAGTAGAGTAAATGGGCTAAATATCATACTGTATTTAGTCCCTTACAAACGCAGTCCTCACAAAAATCTATTTTCTTTACTAGCCTAAAAGGAAAGGCATTAGCTTCATTAAATTGACTGTCGTGACTAATACATTGGCCTTTTGGATCGCTTAAAATTGTTTTACTTTTTTGCCCATATTTTTCTAATCTTGCAATAATTTTATTACAAGAATTACAAGTGCGTTGCTTAAGTGATTTTTTTAGCTTCATAATTTGCCCTCCAATTTAGTAATTTTTTCAGCTAAGATCACAACAAAATCTCTAATAATATCTATCTGCTTTTGAGTTGTTTCATCATTATTTTCAATATGTTCCCTAGCAGTTAATAGTGCTTTTTTAGTGCTTTTAGCAGTTTCTATTTGATTATTTAAAAGCATGACCATTACATCATTTAAAAGGTCGGTATCTGCTTCATGCTTTTGAAGTGTTTCAATAATTTTCTGCATATCTCTTTCCATGACTAACACTCCAACTTAAGATCAAAAGTATCAAGAATAATATCTCTTACATGTTCCCTATCTAAAGAATCTCCGTCACCCCAAATCTCAGGACTATTTTCATTTAAACAACGTTGTCGATATATATATGTACCAACGATTATCATACCTTTAGTTAATCCTTGTATTGGATAAACTGGATCGTCACTACCGTAGAAAGACCAAACGTAATCTATGAAGTCGTGGTCTTCTTTACTGTTGAGATTAACCTTAGGTAATGTCATTATTCGTAACCCCTTGATACATATTTTTGCTCTTCCAGTTGATCATATATATATTTTGAATTTTCAGAAAGATTTTCATAGCAATGACATAAGCTAGGTCTAAATCTAAATTTCTCTTCCATACGACATCTTCTAATATAGTTATTATCAAAACCTGAATAGAAGTCACTAAACCAAAGGTAATAGGCTTCATAGATGTCAAAACGGTCAAAGTACATGATTAAGAATTAAATAAAGAACTGGTAGGTTTATAAGTAAAAATATATTCACAACAGTCACAAGCTAAAACGCCCAAATGACTAGCATCGTGATATTTCATAAAATGAGTTTCAATATAACCGTTTTCATCACTAGGAATATCGGCTCTTTCTATATATATATTGTCTTTCCAGTATTCAATAAAATTATTTAATTTTTCAATATCTTCATCCTCAAGACCTGATTCGTCATTGTTGATAATTGCACTCGCCCAAAAATCAGGTAAGTGCAAATTACAAGTTGGTTCGTATTCTCTTATGAAAGCTGAAGGAATTTTTTTACTCATTGCCTAATCTCCAAAGCAATAATTTTTAAACTGTTTTCATTTAGGGGTTTATCCCAACATCTTTGTAAATGATTGGAACGGGAAAGAATTTCTTCACCTGCAACGTAAGCGAACATATTCGCTATGCCTTCATCAGTAATCTCTTTTGATACTTCGCCGCATACATCATTCTCCCATTGCTGGCAGTATTCAATAGCTTTAAAGGCTTGATCACCTAGAAATTCTCTAGCTTGATTAGAACCTATAATGAAGTGATCTTCATTAAATAAATAATGATGAAGGTCTGCACCGTCGTTATCAAGACCACATAGGTCTTCTAGATTTGATAAAGCATGATCCAACACTGCTTGTTGCATTGGTTCGGGAAAATCTGAAAGTTGCATAAGTTTCTCATTCATAATTTAATACTACTGGTAGTGTTTTATCCTTGTCAAGCACTTACGATAATATTTTAATAAAAAAGCCATTCAGGATTATCATTCATTTTTGCCATTCATCTTGACACAAAAAAATTCATTCATAATAATGATGATTATCTTGCCGCTACGGTAAAAAATATTATTTTTTATTTTTAAATTTTTTCTAATTTTTTTTTTTTTTTTTTTTTTTTTTTTTTTTTTTTGAAAAATTTTTGAAAAATTTGGAGTAGTAAAAAACTACTAGGTCTAATAGCCTAGTAAAGACTAGGCTATTAGTCTATAAATAAATCTATCAGAAATCAATAGACTTAATATTTTTTGATTTTAATCAAAATCATCCAACATGCCTAATTGGTCGAAATCCTGTAAATCAGTAATTAATCCGTCAAAGTCCTCATTAGGCCCGAGCATATCGCTTAACAGTTCGACTGCTTCGGCTGGATACTCATCCTTTAAGCTTTCCAAGTAATCGGTTCTATCTTTGAAACCGTTAGCAGTGTATGGGTTTGAAGTTGTCATAATGAAAAATTAAATTAATGCAAGTGGCGTAAGTTCTTCCAGTTCTTGCTGGTCTATAACTTTCCAAGTTCCAAGATTGAAACCGTTCTCAACTAGCCAACGACTGAACATCGTGATATGTTTCTCAGTGCTTGAGCTAGTACCTCCCTTGTAATAGTTTTTACTTCTTACAAGTTCTGCACCAGAGGCAACCCGAGCAGCGACCACAGTCGTCTTTTCTTTATAGTTTAAATACAAGAAAAGATCTCCTTTTTTTGTATGGAGTACCTGACGTATTCCACCAATGTTTTCAATCTGCTTTGACATTTTAGAATAAAAAGAAAATTAACCCTAGTGACTAGCTAGGGTTGTTTTTGGTTCGTTAGTAGGAGTAAACAAGCTCGCCAAAACAAGCGAACTGTAGGAGACAATCACAAGCCTCACCATCTAAATAACCAGCGTCGTTTGTGTCTATGAATCTTTGAAGATCTCTAGCAATATCAGAATTGACTGAGTTAATGCATGGCTCGAATGCCTGTTCTAGTTTCTCTGATGGAAAGTAGTAAGTGATCGAACCGTCCATTTCTTCATGTTCTTCTATTACTTTGACAGTTGAAGATTCTGGAGCCTCTGGATTAATACTAAACCAGATTTCACTCGCCCAGTAATGGGAAGTGAAACGACAGTTAGTTTCGATGGTCTCTAGTGCTTCAGCATTAAGAGAAAAGGCCTTAGCTATTGTTGTAGTCATTGGCTTAACTATCCCAGTTGATAGGACGGAAGTTTTCTGCAAGTGTTCTTACTTGCTGCTGCAAGCTGTAGTTGCCGTTCTCTTTTAAGTTGTCAATCGTAGAACAGTTACCAACTGCTTCAGCAAACTTGTCTACAGAACAAATAAACTCGACAATATCGTATTGACTGATCATAGAGATCTTAATCTGATGATTGTCTTTGTCTTTGTCCTCAATGACTTCAAAAGTAAGATGATCGGTAAACTTTGTTCCGTCGGCTTGACTTGTGAAAGTCTGCTTTTGTAGCGTGGTCTTTAACATTTGTTAGAGATCGAAAGAGTGGTTTTTGTTTATAGCTAGATGTTGACCTGACGCAGTACCAACTGATGAGATCGGCTGGAACTGTTGCCAACATCAGCAAAAATTTCTTAGGTTTTCTAGTTTCTGCATCACTTGGAAATGATCAAGTTAATGCTGATCGGTTAGCAGAAGAAATTGTTAGTTCTTCTGCATAGATACATAATAGGATCTAATAGAATATTAGTCAATTAATCCACTTAGACTTATTAAGTAATATTAATAGGATAATTTTCGATTGAAAAATTAATAAGATATCTACCTAGTGTAGGTATGTCGTCAGCATACGCCAACGGCTCCGCAATAGTAGACGTATGGGGGAGGATTGGCGAAAAAAAGTAGACGTATCCACGTCCCCTGAACCTAAATATATGTTGCTGTTTAAGTTGTTATAATAATATCCTAGTCTGTTTTAGGCTCCACCTTGATCGAGAGTTCAGGAGCTTGAATATTAACGTGTTCAACGCTCTCACCTATGACCTTGCCTATAGAATCCAGCACCATAGCAGCAGTTTGAAGTTGTCCTTTTTTGATCGCCTTGTCAAAAAGTCTTAATCTTGCAGCTTGCAAACGAGAGAGCATGTTTTCTCTTTCCTTGCCCCAATCTTCTTCTGTCCAAGCAGTAACTTGCTTCCAATCTTTCCAAGCAGTTGTCAAAGAAACACCTTCACGCTTTGAGTGATCGTGAACAAGTTGTCTGGCTCGTTTAGATTACCAAAATCTTCAAAACATGAATCAGTCACGGACTTATTCAATAAACTATTAATAAGATACTAACCTTCAAACCTCAATTTGAGGGGGGTTCGGTGTAAAAAAACTTTAAAATGGAGTCTTATGAGTGTAAAAACAGCACCAGAAATAAATTTAAGATGGGCACAGGGGCAAGTATTTAATAGCGATAAACGCTTCAGGGTCTTAGTAGCAGGCCGAAGATTTGGAAAAAGTTATTTAAGTTGTATTGAGCTTCTTCGTGGAGCGATAAATAACCCAGGCGAAACATTTTTCTATTGTGCGCCAACATATCGAATGGCAAAAGATATTGCATGGAAGGCATTGAAGAAGCTAGTGCCGAAGGTATGGATACAAAGTAAAAATGAGACTGATTTGAGACTAGATTTAATCAATGGGTCGAGCATCGAGTTAAAAGGGACTGAAAACGCAATGGCTTTGAGGGGTCGAAGCTTATCAGGAGTTGTCTTAGACGAGGCAGCTTTTATGAGTTCAGAAGTTTGGTTTGAAGTTATCAGACCTGCATTAGCAGATAAGCAGGGATGGGCGTTATTTATTAGTACACCTGATGGAACCGCAAGTTGGTTTTACGATTTATGGTGTTACACGGCAAGCGATCCAACAGGGGAATGGCAAAGGTGGTGTTATACCACGATTGAGGGGGGTAACGTTCCAAAAGATGAAGTTGAGGCAGCTAGGGCGCAATTAGACGAGAGAACATTTCGGCAAGAGTTTGAAGCAAGTTTTGAAAATTTAACGGGATTAGTTGCTGTTAGTTTCGGGGATGAAAACATTTCGACTAATGCAAAGGATATTAATGTGATGCCAATACTTTTAGGGGTTGACTTTAACGTAGATCCAATGTCAGGGATATGTGCGGTAAGGGATGGTGAGACACTTTATGTATTTGATGAGATCATGCTCACAGGTGGGGCAACCACATGGGACTTTGCCGAAGAAGTCATCCGTAGATATGGAGTAGATCGAAGAGTAATAGCATGTCCTGACCCTACAGGGGGAGCGAGGAAAACTTCTGGTGTTGGTGCGACAGATCATAGTATTTTAAGGCGAAGTGGTTTTAATGTTTCAAGTCCAAAAGCTCCGTGGAAAATAAGAGATAAGATCACGGCTGTTAATACAGCTTTATTAGATGCAAATGGAGAAAGGAGGACAATTATTCATCCGAGATGTAAGCAATTAATTAAATCTTTGAGGACGTTAACCTATGCGCCAAACACAGGATTACCTAATAAAAATCTTGGTGTTGACCATGCTTTTGACGCTTTCGGTTATTTATGTTTACAACAGTTCAATTTGGCAAAACCTGAGACTTTAGGGCAAACTGGGTACAGGATTTACTAAAAAGATGAAAAAGTCTGCTGGAACAAAAAGATGTGAAGGATATTTAGCTAAAGTAAAAGGGAACAAGAAGTCAAAAAAGGCTTCTACTAAAAAATCTAAAAAGTAACCATGGAAATCACTGAAGAGCAACTGGACATTATTGAAAAGCTAAAGGGGAAGAGGATTCCAGGTTTATGGGATGTTCGTTGTCAACAGTATATGGACAACAAATCCAAATCTTCTCCTAAAAAGGCTGAAAAAGTAGACAGTACAAGTTAGACTATTAGAGATAGTCTTTTATTATTCTAGATCATGGCTTTCTATCGTGGCGAAGAAGGCTCCGTTAAGTTTAAAAATGGCAGTGGAACAGTTGCTGCTGTTGCATCTACACGGAGTTGGAATTTTTCTATAACAAAGGATGTTTTAGAAACAACTGCGCATGGAGCTACGACTAGAGCTTATGTTGGTAGTTTTATTGACGGCAGTGGTTCTGTTGAATTGCTTTATACAGGAACTACTGGTGATGAAACACAAGAGTTTTTGAAAGATGTTTTAGTAGCACAAGATGCTGCTGATGCACAATTCGAGTTGTATTTATCAACTACAGGCTCTAAAAAGCTTGCATTTAACGGTCTTGTAACAGGAGCAGAATTTTCAACTTCTGTTGGTGATTTACAAGTTGTTAACATCAGTTTCCAAATGAATGGCGCACTAACATCTGACGCTATTTAAGGGGGTAAACAATAGAGGGGGAATCTCGTGACGTACTCTGTCCCTGGCCCAATTCGTACCAGTATTACAAGTTCCACCAGTGTAGGTGGTTCTGATAGTCCATTTACTCGCACCCGTGCAGTAATGGACATGGTAAAGGGGTGGGAAATTATGAAGGCCGTCACAAGTGGAACTGAATATTTAAGAGATAATTCGGAAGCTTTTCTTCCTCTTGAGCCACGAGAGGATTATGAAGCTTATTTATCTAGGGTAAATCGAGCAGTATTTTCACCATATACGCAGCGATTAATTAGAGCAGCGACAGGTTTAATAATGAGAAAGCCTATTACTTTAATAGGTGACTCATATTGGACTGATGTTTTTGCTAAAGATGTTGATGGGTGTGGATCAGATTTAGATGAGTATGCGAGAAGGGTACTTATTTGCTCTTTGACCTATGGTCAGAGTCATATTTTAGTTGATTATCCTGCACCAACAGGGGCATTAACTCTGGCAGAAGAAAGAGCGCAAAATAGGAGGCCATATTGGATAGAAATTGATCCTACTAATATCTATGGTTGGCGACTGGATAGAGAGGTTAATTATGGCAGTATTATCCAAGTAAGAATTGCTGAAAAAGCTGTTGTTCCTTCCGGGGAATTTGGAGAACAGGTATTCGATCAGGTCAGAGTAATTGAGCCAGGTGAATATCGTGTTTATAGGAAGGTTTCACCTAAAAAAGATCTGATTAATTTGGAAGATAATAGTTATTCAGGTAATTTTGATGGGCCAGACAATGAAAAGGACTACGAATTAGTTGATTCTGGGGAGTTTTCGTTAGGGGAAGTACCTTTAGTTAGTGTTTATTCTGGCAAGACGGATACATTGGCAAGCAAACCACCATTATTAGATATTGCTTATCTGAATTTGGCACATTTTCAGCGTCAGGCTGACTTAATTCATAGTTTGCATGTTGCATCTCAACCAATGCTGGTGTTAGAGGGTTGGGATGATCAAACAAAGGACACCACTATTAGCGTCAATTACGCTATGGCGACTCAACCTGGAAATAAAGTGTATT